TGCGGTCAGACTGCTTGAGTCGTTCAAGGATGCCTACCTCAGCCTTGAAAGCGATGTCACAGCCAAGGTCGGTGGTGACGAGAACTACATCGGCTCTGTCCGACAGGAGTGGGAAAGCGTCATCGAGAACTTCAAGAACGATGTTCCTGACGGCAAACTGTCCAAGTTGTACGAAGAGTTTATTGCTTCATACTGGAACAGATTCATCGAAGACAAGCCCATCGACTACCTGCTGAAGGGCGGTGACCTTGGTCTTATTCGCAACACAATCCAGAAAGCCAAGGATTCGTATATGAATGTTATGCACCAAGACCTCGTGTCTGCTGGTGCTAATTTCAAGTGGGGCAACAACCCTGACCACTTCTTCCTCGACCAGACTACGAAGCAGAGAATCAGAATCCCCAAGTTGGAGCGACTGATGGAGCACTTCGTCAAGGAGGCTTCGAAGGAGATGTACTCTGGCTGGACACAGAACACCAGACAGGCTGGCACATTTGAGAAGGCTTTCGCCAACCAGTTGGAGCATATGTTTGCCAGCAATGCGGACGGCTCTGTTCGTATGCTTCGTGAAGACGAGGTGGACAAGCAGGAAACCGAGGCTCTGAAGGGTGCTATCGAAGAGATTGCACAACTTCCTAAGAACGAGCGTGGTATGAAAATCACAGTCGTTGGCGGTAATCGTGACGGCTCTAACTTTACCTTCGCTAAGCGTAAGCCTAAGAAGAAGACGGACAAGGATAAGGACAAGGGTGGCTCTACCCCGATGCCTAAGAACCGAAAGATTGACGAGGGCTGGGATGATGTAGCCAGACAGTTGGCTGACGATGGTGAGCGTCTTCCTAGAACTGGCCTTACTCAGGAGCAGGTCAAGGAAGCGGAAAAGACTGCTCGTGAAATCGATGCTGACGATGCTGGTGGCTGGTCTACGGACAAGCGTAAGTACTTCTGGGAAAGCATCTGGAACGGCAACCCCCGCATCAAACTTACTGGAGTTGCGTCCAGCAGAGAACTGGCTGTGCTTGGCAGATACCTGCCTGACGCTACAGTCCAGCGTTTCAAGGAACTGAACTCCATCATCGAGATGTCCAGAATGGGTCAGTTCTCCCACGGAGTTTCTAACCTCCTGACGGCTGAGGTTATGACCAGACAGAAGGAGAAGGAGTCTGGCGAGAGAGTCGAAAAGGGTGACGGTCAGTACTACTCCAAGAAGCGTAACTTCATCCCTGTTGAACTGAACCTCTACTTTGAGCGTAGCGTTGTCGGTGAAAAGGACGGAGTCATCAAGTACAAGACTGGCAAGGCTCAGTTGCTTGTTAAGACCATTGACCACGATGCACTGATTACTCGTGTCAACTATGCTTGGAATGAGTGGAACGCCAAGGATATGAACTCCAAGACTGTCAGACGGATGTTTGGCACGAAGGAGAACCTGTATGTTGCCATCAAGGATTTGCTCAGCAGATACTCCAACTCTGAAATCAAGGAGGGCGGTGCTCGTATCTTTGAGAAGGCTGGTATCTCTTCGAAGCGTGATGCTGGTCATATGCGTGACATCGTCAACGCTGTCATCGGATTCCACCCCACAAAGGAGATGCTCAGAAAGGGCGAGTACACCAACCCTTGGCTGAACCTCCAGAGAAGACAGGACGGCAAGAAGGTCACCATCCCTACGGTTATGACCGACTTCAATGTCAGACGAGTCGGCACAGTCCGCTCTCTTGACGGTGAAGGTTTCTACTACGACCACGACAGTGCGTTCGTCCGCTCCCAGTACAACCACTCCCCCGCTAAGACTACCAGAGACCACGAGGGCAACCCGATGTCTCTGTCTGAGCGTACCATCCTTAAGAACACCCTGTACAGAAACAAGGATGGTGAGATTCTGTCGGTGTACAGCCTAGACAAGTTCAACAACGAACACAAGAGACGCTCCGTCAGTTCCGTATTTGATTATGTCGATGACTCCATCGGCAGGGCTATCGATGAGTCCTCTCCCAGAATGAGAGGCCGATACTACTACTCTGAGAGCGGTTGGCTTCACTTCACGCCCGATATGGCTGAGGCTTCTATGCTGAGCAAAGGCTCGATGCGTACAGGCTACATCGACACCCAGAGCCATCTGGACATCAGCCAGATGCCGTTCAACACATCCATTGCTGACGCACTGGAGTTCATCGCTACTCGTGTCAGTCAGGTTACCAAAATGAAGCCTGAACAGGTCATCGATGACTTGTCCAAACTGAGGGACATCAATGGAAACCTGATTGGTGACCGCATCGCTCGCAGTGAAAGCATCCTCGACACCGAGACTGACATCCTAGACAACTGGCTGTTCACAAAGGAGTTCTCCGACTACTTCAAGAAGAACGGAATCCAGTCGGTTGAGTATGTTAACGAGAACCCCATCACTGGCAATGTCTCCACGGCTGTTGCCGTCTGGGACGGTGGCAGATTCATCGAGAACACATCCAGAAGGGCTGAGGCTAACTACTTCGCCTTCTCCCCTGCCAAGAAGAAGAAGCAGGGAGACCCCATCGCCCAGAGAGTTAAGAGCATCTCTGAGGTCGTTCAGGAGAGAATCCTGAAGGCTGGTGAAGACCCGATGAAGGCGTTCCTTGAGTACGCCATCAGCGAGGACGGAACTACCATCCAGAAGAACGATAAACTCCTTACGGAAAACGAACTGGAGGACATCATCTCCAAGGAGTACGCCAAGTGGGAGGCCGTCACCAAGGGCAAGAAGGGCTTTGACGCTTTCACTGAAAAGTCCATTGACGAAATCAAGGGTCAGTTGAAGCCGTTCATCGTTCAGGCTCTCCGCTCCAAGATGCAGTTCGCTCCCACGGTGATGCTGGAGCGTATTGCCGATGTCGCTATGTCTGGCATCAGCAAGCAGACATTCAAGCAGAAGAGCGTCACAACCGTCACTGCCGAAGGTAAGGCCAACACAAAAGACCTTATGGTTCTTAAGGACACCGTCCTTCTGAGACTGAAGAAGCAGTGGGGGGTGTCCTCCAACAAGATTGAAGAGAGCGGTATCCCTATGCTCGCCCACATCGCAGAGATGACTGAGGCTGAGTTCCAGATTGTTAAGGCTATCCCTGAGTACCTGACCGCCCTTAAGCAGGGCAAGGGTGTCGAGTGGGCTACGCAGAACGCTGGTCTGCTGGACGAACTGTACGGCAAGCACGGTGGCCCGAAGCGATTCCTTAAGAAGTTCGACAACAGACAGAAGGACATCTACTTCCTGATGGACAAGCAAATCACCGCTCAGGTCAATCTTGAGGGTGGTGGCATCTCTGAGATTCTTAACAACAGCAAACTGAAGCAACTGTTCGCACAGAAGACCAGAGACTTCGTCTTCGACACGCTGAAGAACAGAAGAATGAACCTCGTTCAGTCTGCTGAACTGAAGAAGACATCCCAGCGTTACAGAGACATCGACGCTGAAACGGCTGAACTAAGAGCCAAGATGCGTATGTATCAGGACAACGCAAAGGCTATCCTGACGGAAGAGTTCAATGAGAGAATCGTTGATACCCTTACAGCCCTGAACATCGATGTTAAGGCTGACAGCGATGTCGTTGAGAGAGTCAGAGCCAGCCTCTATGACCAAGCCAAGCGTGGTCTGATTAAACTTGGTACGCCTCAGGCCATCCAAGAGTCCGTCAGACTGTACTACTGGTACGAGAAGGAAGGACAGAACGAAGGTGGCAAGAGCCGTGTCGTTGACACCAAACTCGCCATCAAGAAGGGTCTCCTTGAGGCTCTGAACGAACTGGAGCAGAAGGGTTTCGTTGGCATCTCTTGGGCTAAGAGAGACCAGCGTAACGAAATCGTTAACGGAAAGCCTCAAAAGGCTCTGTTCACCCTTACAACGGAGAACGGAAACATCCACGAAGCGTTCAATGTCTGGGACTTCGAAGGCTCTTACCACAAGATTATCGAAGAAGGTCTTACTGCCACGGAGTCCGTGCTTAGACTTCTTAACACAAGGACTGGTCAGACCGTTCTTTCTACTGTCGTTAACAAGGAGGGCTTCTTTACTCCCATCACATCCAAGGTTAACAAGACTGACGCTGTAAGAAACGCTGTCATTGGACAGTTCATCAGAGAATCCACAGTCAAGTTGAACCAACTCACACCGTCTCTGGTTCTTTCGCAGTCCAGATTCGGTAAGATTGTTGGGCCGATGAAGAACTATGTTCTCTCCACCCATCTGGCTAAGAACAAGTTGGCTGACCCAGCCTTTATGGATGTGTTCGGCTACGACAACTGGGACTTGTATAAGAGCGGTGATACCTTTGTCGCATTCAGAAGATACGAAGAAGGCTCTGAAGGCGAACGCCTAGCCCTCAAGGTCAAGGAAGTCCAAGAGCAGTTGGACAAGGGTGTTGTTAGAACTTCTACAGGTAAAAAGGACAAGGATGGAAACCCTGTATACGGATACAAGAAGGCTACATTCGAAGACCAAGTCCGTCTTAGAAACCAACTGACGGAACTCAAGGGAAGCCTGTACACAGACAGAGGTGTTGTGCTTCAGGTCGATGAGGTCGGTGATGTCAATGTCATCAAGGAAATCAACTCGCTTCAGGAGATGAACGACACGCTCCGCAAGGTGTCCAGAGGTGGCTCTGAGCGTATCGCCCTTGAGAAGTACATCGAAGAAATGTACAGAGGATTCAGACAGGAAGAAATCAAGCACAGGGAGCGTGAACAGAAGGTGCTTGCCAAGGTTCTGTCCGACAAGCCTGACGGTAACCTCGCAAAGATTAAGGCTCTTGAGGCTCAAATCAGGGAGTCTGAAACTCTGCTTAAGGCTGAGGTTGTTCGCAGACTTAACAAACTGAAGCAGGACTACAAGACGGACAAGACCGTTACTGCCACTGCGTTTGAGGCTCACCAGAGTATCATCCGTGACATCGACTCTAGCCGTAAGGCTGTCGATGCGGTCAGAGATAAGGTTCTTTCCGTACAGCACCACCTGTATGAGATGGGTGCGTTCCCTGAGTTCCAAGCGATGAACAAGCAACAGCAGGATATGTTCCTGTTGGAGACGGAGAAGTTCCAAGGCGATAACCAGCACATTATGAACGCCCTGCCGATGAACGCAGGAGAGAATGTGGCTATGTATGTACAGCGTCTCAGGGCTGAACTGATGAAGTACAACAACGAGTACGCTGTAGCCTTCAGAAGAAACACAGAACTTACCAACCTTGTTAATGGTGCTAGAGAAGGTTCGGCTGAGGTTAAGGCCAAGGCTAGATTCTTGGTCGAGCAGTACCTAGCCGCTAAGGGCGTTAAGTATACCAAGAAGTTCTTCGACAGCCTGTTTGAGGTTGTGAAGAAGACGGATGCTGACGGTGCTGATACTGGCATCTCTCAGACAACCCTTCGTGTGGACAAACTGAAGCAGTTGGGTACTGGCCTGAAAGAGCCTAGATACCTGCCTGACGCTGAAGGTGTCCTTGGAAAGCGTGAGAGATACGAGACCATCGATGACCTTAGGACTGCGTTCCTTGAAGGGATGATGGATACCTCTGAGAACTGGCGTGGCCTTACTGGCAGAAAGATTGCACAGATTAACGGCCTCATCGAACAGGCCAGAGCCATCCAAGAGAAGAAGACAAAGCCTGAGATGCCTGTCAGAAAGAAGGGTCAGTCGGTTGAGAACTTCGAACTGGAGATGGCTAAGTACGAAGAGAGACTGTCCGCTTGGAAGGGTGGTTACGCCTTCCTTCTTCCCGCAGAAAACGGAGGTCGTTCCAGCCTTGGCAACACAAGCAGAAACGCAGACAAGAGCAACCCCGACCAACCCGCATCTGAAAAGAGAACAATCATTAAAGGACGAGGCGAGTACATCAAGGCTGTCCGTGATGCCAACTATCAGGTCGCACAGAAACTGGAAGATGCCACTGGCTCTAACAAGTTCCTTCTTGAAGAAGTCCTCGCTAATGGACGCAGAAAGAATGTGGTCAGAGACAACCCTGAGTACGACTTCAGTGAACAGTTGGACGCTATCGTCCACGGAACTAAACTCAGACTGGCTGAAGAAGCGTTCGTCAAAGACCCGCTGAATAAGAACCTAATCGATGAACTGGACGGCAAACTCCGCAACGGTGAAATCACAGAGGCTCAGTTCATCGAAGAGATTCGTCGTGAGACTATGCTCTCCACCCTTGGTGGTGAGGGCAGAAACCTTATGGACGCTGACATCAGACTTGAGGAGGCCGAGAAGAACATCTCGATGAAGCAGTCTATCCTTGATGACCTTGCTTGGCAGGAGCAGACGAACAAGAACGGCCTGACGGCAGAGCAGTTGCTTACAAGGGAAAGAGCCGAGCGTGAACTGAAGTCTGAGACCTCTAAGCGTGAAGCCCTGAAGAACAGAATCGAAACTATCATCGCTGTTCAGGAGCGTGTCGAAACAAGGAATGTGATTATGTCCCTCAAGGACACGGCTGACAAGTTCACTCGTTCCATCAACGAAAAGAAGTCGTTGATTGAAATGATTGAGTACAGAATCGCTGACAACAAGGACATCCGCAACAGGTCTTACCAGCAGGAAAGCAACTGGTCTGAGTTCGAAGACCGTCAGAGAATCGCTGACCTCGAAATCGAAATCGAATCCCTTGAGAACAAGAAGAGGGACATCGATAAGCAGATTAACGACAAGGGTGGCCTTGGTATGCTTGGCACTGACAAGGAGATTAACGAACTTCAGCGTAAGCGTATGGGTCTGGCTGGTAGCAGAGACCTGTCTGCCGTGCAGGTGGCTAAGTACAGCGACCCTGCGTTTATGGAGATTGTCGCTCGCATCCGCCAGCGTCAGCAGAATGTAGAGGCCATCAAGATTGAGAACGAACAGAGATACATCGCCAGAAAGGCACACGCTGAAGCCATTCAGGAAAGCCTTGTTAAGTTCGTTGACTCGTTCGATGAGGACGCAAAGAAACTTGGCTTCACTTCGTCCAGAATCCTCGTCACTCCTAACAACCCTAGGACACGACTTCTGTTCCAAGCCTATCCTAGCATCTCGTTCGACCTGTACGGAACTATCCATCCTCTGGACTGGTCTGGCACAGGCTACCACATCGGTACTACCGAGCGTGGCGAACAGATTCTGAGGTTCGAATCCAGCAACGACCCTGCCTTTAAGTTGTACCAGCAGGAGAGAGAGCAAGGCCGTAAGGTGTTCTTCTTGGCTGACTATATGCACTACGCCAGACAGAGGGCGGAGTGGCACAGAACCCATCCTGACCAGCCCATCACGGCTGAGGATGCATCCCTAATCTCCTTCCTCGTACCCAAGGATGTGTACGAACTTCCTAAGTCCAAGTTGGATTCCATTGCTCCTGAAGCCATCGCTGAACAGCAGAGAATCCAAGACGGTATTATGGATAAGTTTGGCACTGCCGACAACAGGGAGCGGTTCATCAGAGCGTTCACAGAGGATGCCCTGAGGCTTGTGTCTGGCTCTATGGATTCCAGAGCCAAGGCTTACCAGCGTATCTTCAACCTGAGTGCTGAAGAGTACAACGCCAAGGTCAAGGATATGACAGAGGTGCAGGTGAAGGAGATGCTGATGAACAGAGAAGTCATCGAGAACGCTATGTATTGGATTAGCGGTTCTTGGATTTCGATGTCGGAAAAATCTAGCAAAAAGTACCTCAAGCAAATCGAGACCAAGGACGGCAAGAAGAAGGCTGTTCCGTTCACAACCGATAGGCTTCCCATCCAGACCCTAATCGAGATGGAAGGATTCAGAAAGGTTCTGGATGAGACGATGTCTAATTTTACAAAAACGAGTCTCTTTGATGGTATGCCTATGGCTAAGACCGAGTACGAGGCTATGCCTAACCAGCAGAGAATGGACTTGGATATCACAACAGTACAGAGACTGGCTCTTGAAAACGATGCGGGTATGCTCCGCTATCAGGCCAGCGTCCAGAAGGAGCGTGGAGAAAAGCCCCTGTGGTTCGGTGACAGGGTGGTCGAAGCCCAGCACACTGGCTATGACGGTGACTTCCACGAGGTCGAGAAGAACAGAGTTAACAAGATTCTGTCCACAACTCTGGCAACGGAGGCTTCCGTCCAGAGATTCAAGGGTGAGGTTACTACCTTCACCCGCAAGAGACCGCTGGCTGTGAAGCATATGCTGTCCCTCGATGACGGCCTGAAGTTCCACAACCTGTCCTTTGACGATGCGTCCAACGATGCCTACGGAAAGAACTTCCGTGAGTCCGTTGACGGCAGATACATCATCCAGCGTCAGGAAGTCACCGCTAGAAACGGTGTTAAGTCCGAGAAGTTCAATGTCTTCTTTGTCGGTGAGAAGGTTAAGACCAAGGACGGTGCTCTCGCCTACGAGATTGACACCTCCCTCATTGGCACATTCGACAACACGACTGACGCTCAGGTGATGGCTAGGTTCTTTGAGGACGATGTCCGCAAGGTTAAGTTCATCTCCGAGAGTGTCGAAGGTGGCAACGACCAGTTCAGCCCCCTGCGTGTGCTCGATACCATCCTTCCTAGAGCCAAGGCTGGTGTGCTTATCGACAGCCTGTCCGCCCTCCCTGCGTTCTCCAACGCTGTGGTGATGGCTTACGACAAGAACAAGGGTAACCCCAGATACTCCAGCCAGATGAGACGGATGCTTGGCTCGTTCGGCAGGGACTTTGGTGAGCCTCAGAGACTGTCTTTTACTGCTAACGGAAAGCCTATCCAGAAGGAGATGGTCATCACTCCCAGCAAGGAAGGCATCCTTAACAAGTACTTCGACAGAACAATGTCTGACGATGGCCTTGTCCTGTGGGTCGAGAAGGCTACCAAGGAGGCTGACGCAAAGGAGTCTCAGGTCGCTGTTCAGGATGCTACCAGCACTACATCTGATGGTGACAAGCCTATCCAGAACAAGGACACATCCAACCCTGACCTCAAAGCCCCCAGCGTGGCTGACAACATCGTGGCTAACGCCACCAGTTTCACGATTACATCAACCGTTCAGAAGGACGGTCAGGTATACCAGCAGTGGCAGACGCTGAAGAACAAACTCAACTACCAGATTATCAGGGCGGTTGACGAGTCTGGTAAGCGTGACATCTTCAAACTGTTCAACCCCGCCAGCCTTTATATGGGTGCTTACTACAACGAGCAGGAAGCGGTTGACGAAATCGTGGAAGCCGAATTCTTGGCTAGACGCAAATGAATGATGACCAATCCCTACAGGTCGTAATCGAGGAGTTCAAGAAGACTGGCTGGGTCACAGCCATCATCGGTGCAATCGGTGCTCTAGCCAGTCTTCTACTCAGCGATGAGAAGTACCATACTGTCAGGTGGCTTAGGAAGATAATTGCTGGGGCTATCGTTGGCGTTCTTGTTTATTTCGCATTGTATAATACAAACATCGACCCTTTTTATAAGAGCGTAATGTTCTCAATCTCTGGTGCGTTTGCGAACGACATTATGGACTGGGTGCGAACTAAATTTTTGAAAAAAGCCCTCGATGAGAAACTCAACAGTTAACAACAGTGTTATACTACTGACGGCTGTATTGCTGGCAGGTTGTTCGTTCTTTCAGAAGGACGAGAAACCACCTGTCGTTGTATCAAACAACAATGAAAAAGACATCTACATCACGAAGGTCGAAGAAGTCGTCTCTGAGTCTGCTTCTGCTCTCACTGCTGTCAGTCCTTCCATCCCTGATGGCCTTCCTAGAGAAGTTATCAAAGGACAAATCCAAAGACTGAGCGGTATCTCCAAGCCTACTGACGCTAAGATTAAGGAGTTCGAACGGATGCTCCGTGAGAAGGACAGGAAGGCAATCGAAGAAGATAGGGCTAGGGCATCCAAGGTAGATTCCGAAACAAATAAACTGTGGGCAGAAGTAGAGAAGAAAGACAAGATGCTCTCAGAAGCAATCGCAGTACGAGAAGAAGCAGAAAAACGCCTAAAAGAAGAGCGTAAAACCAAACTAATCCTCCAAGCGTCTTTGGCCTGTCTAGGATTACTTGTATCTGGAGTTCTGGTAATTGCATTCTCTCCGATTCTTTTCCTGAAAAGGGCTGGTGCTGTGATGGTTATATCTTCAATACTGCTTGAAGCCCTGCTCCTCTGGTATGTATCTTGACCGCTAGTACTAGCGTGGCAATCTGAATATGCTTGCTAGGTTTGTGCGTGGTCAGCGTTGTACCATTTGGGGCTTATAGCGAGAAAGGGTAACACCGCCACGCACATTGGCGGTAGTAGCCTTGCGAAAGAGTGCAGAGCCGTCTGCTTAGGACATTGTCCACTCCAGCACGATGCTTGCTGGACTCAACCACCCTGCTTTCGCAGGCTATGCTTCCGCTACGCAGTCGCATAGAAATTGGTGGAGCGGGGGAGAATCGAACTCCCATTGCCTCGATGCAAACGAGGTTTCCTGCCATTGAAAGAACGCCCCAGTATCAGTCCCAGTCGTAATCTATCTCAGGCGTAATGTCCTCGTCCGTCAGCCTGTCATCCTGAAGGATTGGCTTAGGGTCAGGCATACTGCCTATGGACTTCTCCATATTGAACACGACCATCGCTTCCGCTTGGTCATAGGTCAGTCCGTCCTTCTCTATGAACGCCTTTGTCACGAGGTCGAAGTCATAGATGATGCCACCAGTCTTAACGCACTTGCCAATTATTGCACCATCGAGCCACTCACGAGGCTCTAGGAAGGTGCAACCTTTGTAGCGTTCAGAGTTTTCCTTGATGTCTGCTTTTGAAACTTTTCTCATCTGCCTTGGTCTTGAATTTGTATACTGGGATTTTCTTAACGAACACGCCGTTTGTTTTTCTTCTTACGAACCTTACCTCCAGTTTTCCTAGCGACAGCAGTTCCGAAATCCATCTTTGCGAAACACGATGGACAGTGTCGTACGACTTCGCCATCTCCCTTGAGGTGAAAAACCCCTTTGGCATCGGCTCTTCCTTTACAGGACGATACCGACTGTTGCTTCCGTGTGCCGACATTTCGTTCAGGAACTCCTGAAAGTCCGACTTGCTGAATGTCTTCTTCATCGTGCTTCCTGAGGATAGATGAATCTGTCTCCAACACGATGGATTTGCCAGATTTTCCAATTGTCACCTTCCACATACCCGCATAGCCAGCCAGTACCCCACTCACTAGTTCCCAGTCTGTTTTTGCTATAACGCATATCACGCTTTCTCGACAGGTGTCCTCCGCAAAAACCAACGACACCTCCGTGCTTTCTGGCGTTGATACAGGCGATTCGGTGAAGGTGTCCCATCGTGACCGCTCCTCCTGACACTCCGTAGAACTCTGCGTGTTCTTGCACGGAGTATCGGTTGACTGTATATCCGTGAACTGTGGCAACTGGGCCAAGCCGAAACACTCCTTCGTCTGCGTGGTAGGGCAGAATAGTCTTAACGCCAATCCCCTTAAGGAAGTTGTCAATGTCTTCCATAAGGTGGAAACAGTAGTCTTTAATGATTGCATTGGTGGTATTGTGGAAAATGTTCTCAGGTCTTTCGCAGTGGTTGCCCTTAAGGTATCTGGTGGGCTTAAGGTGCTTGAGGAATTTCTTGCCCCACTTGATGTCGTCCTCAAGCGATTCCGACTGTTCGTTTGGACTCGCACCACCACGGATGGAGCGGAAGTCGAATCCGTCTCCAGCGTGGATGATTTCGTCAGGCTGATACCACTGGATGAAATCGAACAGGGCTTTCGCCGCATCCCAGTCCACCATATCTCCGTGGTTATCAGAGACGATTACGAATTTGATTTTCTTTTTCTTTGTTTTTTTGGACATAGAGTGGGCTGTTTTCCAGACTCGTATTGAAGAAGTTTATACCGCAGGTCTGTGACTTGGTCTGTGAGATACTGCATAGCCTTCACCATCTCAGAGAACTTCACCTTGTGGTCATCGTCCATTTTCGTTCTTTTTGTTTAGTTCTTTTACGAGCCTGTTGTTCTCTTCGATAAGTTCCTTTATCCTGTTTCTCAAGATAATAATGAAGAGTTCCATCTCTTCTGCGTTCATATCGCTCATAGGGGTTTAGTCCACTTGTTGAGGGACAGCAGGTATTCCCATCGCTCCTTTGCCCACTTCTTGTGAAGGTCTACTTTCTTTTGCTCCGTTGGAGTCAGACCCTGTTTTTGGAAAGGTTTTCCCTTTCCGCATTTTCCACGCTTATTCATTGGTAGGCTTTTCTGGATATGGCATCCAGTGGGTGATGTTCAATCCAAGGATAGGAATCTCGGCATCGTGCTCCCATTCGCACCAAGACTGCTCCTTTTCGCTCCAGTGTGCGACTTGTGCCCAAGATGTGTGAAGTGCGTTTTCAAAATATACAACGACTGAATTTCCGTCCTTTGGTGCGGTATCAATGGACTGCCATCCAGCCTTCTTCATTTTGTCGTACGCCTTCTTTAGGTTAAGATTAGTCCACCTGATGTCAGCCTGTTTTTGTTCAAGGTAGTTGGCATAGGCAACAAGTTTTGCGTAGTCTTCAAACTCTACATAGTGACCCATATAGTCCTTACGCATAGATACCCAAGCAGAACCATAAAGCAGTTCAGCGTAGGCACTGTATCTGTCTGGAGATGCTGGCTTGTTCATTCTTTGTCTACGGCTTTGAGTTTAACCATATTGCGAGGAATAGGGCCGACATCCTTAGCCAGCCTAGACGATGCGATAGCCTCACGGACAAGAGGGTCTGTGGTGTCTTGAAGAACGATAAGATACATTCCGTGCCAGTATTGACCTTCAATCTGCCAGTAATGCAGGGCTTGCTTCAGTTGGGTGACTGCTCTTTTACACTCATCGGGATTGGAATAGTTCGGTTCCTCAAAGCAGTCAGAATCAGTTCTGCGTCCTTGACGGAAAGACTGATAAACTTCTGATAGGGACTCTTCCTTGCCCTCCCTAGCAGGTAGGACAAACGGACATCCACTGGTAGTACGGATTTCTTTGACTTTGGAGGCGTTGTGGAGGACATCGATAAGTTCTTCTACGGAGATGCCTAGCATATAGGCACACCCCTTTAGGCTATTCTGCTTTGTGTGGTTCATTGGTTTTTTTATTTGTGAGTCTCTCGACATCTAGTGTGAGACGAGCAACCTGTGCTTCAAGTGTTTTGTTTTCTGCAACTGTTTGGTTAAATAGGTCTAGTTTAAATTGAGCGTGGAGTCGTTCAATATCTGTTCGTAGGCTCGCCAGCCGATACCGCTCGGCCTCGGCTTTGATGAGTGTGTAGTCCTCGTAAGATACGCAATCAATCGTCTCAGTTGTTCCAATCCTTCCGACTTTGTATCGCTTCAGTTCGCTCACAGGATGCCCCTAGCCCGATTGAGAGCAGGGTAGTCGAGGTTTGTGTTGAAGCGGTTCTTCATAGCACCGCTGAAGCCCATAGCGTAGCACATATAGACACGCAACGGAGTGGGCTTGATGCCATTGGCCTTGAGGCGTTCGACAATCCACTCGCAGTGCCACTGGGCTACCTGCCGTGACAGCGAATAGTTGAAGGCGTTGGCCTTGCTGTACTCCCAGTTTGCGTAGTTCCGCTTACAGGCATCGACCCAAGCGTCACGCTTCAGTTGAAAGCATCCAAGGCTTTGACCTTTGTCTCCTACAGCAGTACAGCGTTCGCTGGACTCGATGACGGCTAATTTATCCAAAAAGCCATCCGTGATTTCCATTGCCTGTGCTTGGATGCACAGGGCGAGGAATAGTGCGTATTTCATTGGTTGGAAAGTGGAGGGGCGATGGGACTTTACCCATAATCTAATGCTCTGTGTACGGCTTGGGAGTCGAACCCTGCATTTCATACCAGTACCGCTGGGATACACCGCATTAGCGTTTTAGTTAAACTACTACCCCAAATTTGTCCCTGCTAGGAATCGAACCTAGATAATTCGCTTAGAAGGCGAATGTTCTATCCATTGAACTACAGGGACAGAAGGATTAGAACGGAACTTCGTCTTCGGGTTCGGATTCGTCACCCTTCTCCTTGATAGCCCAGAGAGCCTGAGCGGACTTCTTCAGGGAAAGGTCTTTGACACCGACCTTGCCAGTCTTTTCCCACGGCTTGGGTTCCCACTTGTTAGCCCAGTAGTCCAAGTCCTTGTCGGAAAGAGCGGACAGTGCAGTGCCCTTGTTGTTGCCGAACGGAACAGTCAGTTCGAAGTTGATTTCAACACCGACAGACGGAGCGGAAGAAGCGGGAGCAGGTGCGGAAGCCTTGGCAGGAGCCTTGGCAGGAGCACGAGCAGGGGCTTCAGACTTAACGACCCTGTCTGCTTCGCAATCGTCATCCGTGGTAGCCAGACCGCCGATGGAGGCCAGACAGTAGCGTCTCAGGTAGGTCAGGATAGCACCAGCCTGTTGACCAGTGGCCTGTTCGCCGACAGGAACGATGCAGGAGGATTCGATGCTCGTGCCGTTCTTGTGGGCGATGATGGTCTTGATGCCGATGCCCTTATCGTGGTACTCGGAGGTGGGCAACTGGATGACCACGAGGCCGTGCTTGCTGAAGATGGGCTTCAGGTACGACAGGTGGGCGGACAGGCTTGCGAACTTATTCTTGAAGTGCGGATTGTAGTCATCAGCAACGATGTCCTTGGTCTCATCGTGCACCTTGCCAAGGGCGATGTAGAGTTCGGACAGGTTATGCTTTGTGTTGTTGTCTTCCATAGGTAGTGATGGTTCTGGGTAGAATCTTATTTGTTTCCAGAGTCGGTCACTTGCTCTCGACCACCGCATTGATGTTACGGCTATTGCTAGCGTTGATTCTGACCGCCTTGCCTTGGTCGTTGATGAACGAGTAGTACTCGTACTTCTTCACCTTGACAGGCTTCAGGAGGCGAGCCATCCGACCATCAGGAAGCACGATGTACTTCTTGGCGTTGGAGACTTCGATGATTTGGTTGTTTGTGTTGGTATCCATTTTGGTGTTGGGGGAAATGTCTTTGAACCAGTGACGAGGAAGTTTACCTGTCTCTACTTTGATGTCACTCATTCTTTTGAGGCTCCGTAGATTTTGAAGTAGTCCTTGATTCTGCGGATGATGGCAGAGCCAGTCTCTCCGTTTGAGAATCTGTCGGACAGTCCGCTTCCGTTGTAGTTCGTTGTGATGATGGTCGGGCGTTTATTGGATGTACGCTCGTCAATGATGGCGAACAAATCAGACTCCATTCGTGCCGTCAAGCGTTCTTTACCCAAATCGTCAATGACCAGCAACGAACAGGAAGACAGACGCTCCAGCACATCGCCGTGGTTCTGGTTGGCGAAGCCCTTCTCGATTTCCTGCTCCAGTTTACGCATCGTCAGGAAGTTGCTGTGCTTCGGGTAGAAGTGTAGCCAAGCCTTGTTGAACATCACCCAAGCGGTGCGGGTCTTGCCTGTGCCAGTCACGCCGTGAAGCAGTACGCTGTCCTCAGGGCTGACCTCCTTGAGGGCGGTCTGCATCTGAGGAGCCAACTTGGACTCGATGGTGTCCTCAAAGGCCACAGGGGTCGAAGGATGCATCCGCTTGAAGTACCAGTTGTTCTTTTCGAAAACATCCTTGTAGAAGTAAGGCCACTCGTGGTGTTCCTTCGTCTTGAAGCAGTCAAAGCACACGGACACATACGGCTTGAACTTCTGGCTGTTGAAGTCGAACACAGGTACTGCGTCCGCCTTGCAGTGAATACACTTGGAGGCCATTAGCGTTTAATCTCCTTCTCGTAACTCTTCCAGCCGTCCTTGGTGTGGCACATCATCGAGCAGTTAATCCTTCCAGAATCCCACTCGATGCGTAGCGTATAGTCGGAATGCTCAATGGAAGCATTTCCGCTTCCAAGTTTTCCGCTTGGAATGACAAAGTACTCGATGGCGTTTACGAATTCGTTGTCAGCCCAAGCATCGAAGCCTAGTCGGTCGATGTGAGGTTGGATGTCAGAAGCCATTGGCGTGGTCTTGATTGGTTAGCGTTTTGGTTTGTTGGGTATTGGCTAGGAAAAGACCCTGCCAACCGAAGGCAATGCTTTTGTTGATGGAATCCACAGCCTTGGATTCGTTGCCCCACGACCCTAGCATCTTCAACTGCTCCGCCTTGGTCATCGGAGTGAGAGGCTTCTTCGTCTGCTTCCTGTACGCCTCCCACTTCGTCCAAGCCTCCTTGAACGGCTCACCATAAGGCAGGTCGATGTTATTATTACTATCCTCTTTCTTATCCTCTGTTCTATATGTAGGAAGTCTATTTCCTCCCCTGCGGGAAATAGGTTTCCCCCTCCCTAGGAAATCTGTAGCACCCACCAAGGCTTGCTTCTCCACAGTCCTGAGGATGCGTCTGCCGTTCACCTCGACCCTTACCACCAACTGGAAGTCGATGAGGGTCTTGAGGCAGTTCTTTACCTGTCTGTCGCTCAACTGGAGGGTGGTCGCTAGGTAGCCGTTTGAGGCGTAGCAACCCTCCTCGTTGTCTAGGGCATTGACGATGCCGTAGACCACCTTTTCCGTGATGGTAAGCGTCTCCATCTGGAGAACCTCAGAGGGAATCCAGACACCAGTGAATTTCGGGGTGCTCATCGCTTTCCTCGGATATTCTTGAGTTCCTCGATTTCCTGCTGGTTCAAGTTCTTATCAAAAGCCTTCTTGGCCTTGGCAGTGAACTTCCAACGGCCTTCCCTGTCCTGTGCAGGAACGCCTTTACGCACGAGGTGGATGCTCTTGTCGAACTTCTCGCCATACGCATCGTACAGCGGTTTGTCTAGGTCGCTCATTCGGCGTAGGGGATGTACAGTTTGTGGATGACTCGATTCCTTGGCTTAGGCCAAGTGTCTGTCTTAACGCACTCTCCGTAACGCAGGAGCATATCCATAACATACGACTTCCACAGTTTCATTTCCTCCTCGTCCACAGGGTGGAACAGCGAACTGCTGGGGTCGCTGGTCTCAACGGCGATGAACTCAAAGTTGAACGGCTTGCCGAACGCCTTTTCAGCCATCAGGACATAGAAGGCTGACTGTAGCCAGTACAGCCTGTCCTTGACTGTGTGGCAGAACTTGACGATGCCAGCGTCATCACAGGTCTTGATGTCCCTGATGATGCCACGCTCGACATCCACGAGGTCAAGGCGAGCCTTGCAGTGGATGCCCTGAAGGTCGGCTAGGATGACCTGTTCGTAACGCATCTCAGGGATGGCCTTGATGGCCTTCCACTCGTTGGAGTACTGGAGGCCGATACAAGCCCTCTGGACAATCTCTTTGGACTCAGCCTTTAGGATGGTCTTGCCAGCGTACTGCTCAGCGAACGCCTTCTTGATGGCCTTGCCCTCGTTGGTGCGTCCATCCACATCAGGCATATAGCCGATGGTGGAGTCGTACAGTTCAGGTTCAAGCATAGCCGTGTGGACGGCAGTGCCAATCCTCATAGCCTCGGTGGTCTCGACCTCCTTCTGGTTAAAGAAGTGGTAGGGCGAGCGGTAGAACGCCTTGAAGCGGGAAGCATTCAGGGCGGGAAGAGAGCGGTACTCGCTCTCCGTCATAGTGCTGATTACAGCGTCTTTCATTGGTGTTGTGGGTTTTGGTTTTGGTCGAAGTACAGCCTGATACTTGGGGTAGCAGACCAGTACTTCTCAATGGTGATGCACCAGATTTGGTTATCGTCAAGCCAGTATCCGCATTTTGTCAACTCGTCCAAAAGGGACTTGACAACATTGTCCACATCTGGTTTTGTCGTTTTTACAATTGTTTTACAACTGTCAATTTTCCGTAAAAGGTACTTAGGTGCAGTATAATAAAGTCTAATGTAGCACCGAACTGGCCCCTCGATTGGCTTATCAGGCTTTCCACGCAGTAAAAACGGCCTAACGCCGTCAACCCACGCAGAAACCTTGTTGTTTTTCATCTTTCCAACGAAGAATTTGCCTGTTTTACGCTTCATAACCCTCAGGTTGGCCTGATGTGTGCTTTTCGGAGGCTCACAAGGGATTACAAGCCAAGATTGACTAGTAGGAAGTTCCATATACTATTTTATTATGGAATCTGAGTCCAAGTACGAGAGAGTCAAGACCGATAAAAAGGCCAGAACGCTGGAGAAACTCGACCCCAAGAAGAAGGAAGAAATTATCTGGATGACGCAGGAAGGTCACACCCAGCGTGACATCGAGGAGAAGTTAGATGTCTCGTCCCATACAGTTGTGGCTGTTCGTCAGGAATCTGGTGACAAGGATATCAGTCTTGGAAACTACAAGAAACAGACGAGCGAACTGTTCAAGTCCATCATCCTTAAGGGTGCTAAGCGTCTTGATGCTGACATCGATAAACTCCCGCTGTCTCAGATGCCTCTCGCCCTCGCCATCCTCATCGACAAAGTTCAGACACTCAACGACCAGCCTGTCGTGGTCACTGAGCATCGTCTCAAGGTCAGGCACGAAGACATCAACCGTTTGATTATGGGGGAGGTCATCGACCTGCCCAAGGATGATAGCAATTCTGCCAAGTAAAAATTTCCAGAAAAGTTTTTTTGGTAAAAAATCCCTTATAATAAGGTTCTAGTCAGGGTAAATAGGACAGGGTCGTGCGGGTTGTCGGCTTCAGTCCGTCAGCAGTCCGAAAATTTCCAAGGCAGGATGTGGTATACTATAGGTGTCGAGCGGTTCGGGGCAACAGCACTCTGGTTACAGTCACAAGCGTGGCTGGCTACGAGTAGTGGTTTGTAATCCAACCAACAACAGCGAAAGCAAATTGCTACACGCTGTTTCTTCAATCGTTCGCTTCATCACGCATATGGATAACAACCAAATCCAGAAACTCCTTGCTCAGGCGAGCAAGGTGGAAGTCATCACCACCACCATCCGCACTTGGGGTCAGCCTCATCAGAACGACAACACCTACACTGGTGATTCGAAGTTCACGAAGGCTTTCGCTGAGGTCATCGGTAAGAGCGACAACGAAGTCGTTCACATCTATGTGACCGAACTCATCGGTGAATGGAACTACCGCCACGATATCTCGCACACCGACTTCGTTAAGTGCTTCGCTTTCGAAGTGCTCAACAAGTCGTTGCCGAAGTTCGTTACGGTTCTCTTCCAGCATTCCAACGGCTGGCAGAAGGATGCGACTGACCGCATCAAGACCGCTGAGGCCGAAGTGCTCAACGCTCACGAGGATGGCGAACGCTACTGGAAGAACCTCGTGGCTCAGGAATCCGCCATCGCCAAAGCCAAGGCCGATGCCGACCGCATCGCCAAGGAAATCCTCGATGCCAAGTCCAAGGATGGCATCGACCAGTTCGGTGCTGGTGAACCGCAGGTCTAACACGAACTAGAACATCCGACTGTGAAGAGGGGAGACGAGCAATCGTCTCTCCTCTTTGCTTTTACTCATACCAAACTCCAATAGATATGACGCTGTTCAACTTCGACAACGCCAAGACCAAGAAAGGTAATCACCTCGGATACAGCACTGCCATCCTGTATCTCGCTCCGTCCGATATGTCGGGCGTAGTCAATGTATGCAAACACGCAACCAAAGAGTGTCGTGAACTCTGCCTCGTCTACGCTGGTCTCGCTGGAATCTTCCCGAAGATTAACGAGTCCCGCATCAAGAAGACGAAGTGGATGAACGAATTCCCAGAAGCGTTCTGGGGTAAGGTGAGCCGTGAGATTCAGAACCACGAGAACCTCTGCTATCGCAACACCAAGCGATTGAAGCGGAAGTTGAAACCGTGCGTTCGACTAAACGGAACATCCGACATCTGGAACGAGCATATGCAAAGCATTATGTATCGTTTCCCTGACACTCAGTTCTACGACTACAGTAAGGACTTCAAACGCATCGTTGATTGGAAGATGGGCAAGTTGCCTCTCAACTATCATCTCACCTATTCGTATGGTGGCGGTGATGCGAAGAATGCCATCTGGTGTCTTGAGAACGGAGTCAATGTTGCCTTCGTGTTCGATGTTAAGCGTGGAGACAAACTTCCTTCCCATCATTGGGGATTTGAAGTTGTTGATGGCGATACGCACGACCTGCGTTTCCTCAACCAGCGAGACATCAACAAGTATGGTCGCATCATCGGACTCCGTGCCAAAGGCAAAGCAGTCGGAGTTGCTGGCAAGCAAAACGGCTTCGTGCAGTCAGGTTCTATGGAGGTGCAATCGTGAGCGACGAATTCAATCGTGCGTTGAGCGAGTTTCTCGATGCCGAAGATAAGTGGCTCGCAGTTGAGTCTCGATGGTTCGATGACCACAAGCCTGTTCGCAACGCTCGCATCGAAAAGCAGGTCGATGCCATTTACAGAAATGTAAAGTTTCGCGTATCCGAACTGCGTACCATCGCCAACAAACTTGGCGGTGAGTATGTTCGAACCGCTGAGTACGCACTCGGCAAAAACTTCGGACTGCCACGATGAGCGAATGCTACTGCGGTTCTAAACTGCAAGCGTACTGGCTCTACGATGGACACGGCATCGCACTCTGCAAGGTGTGCGACAAGTGTAAGTCGCAGAAGGTGAAGAAGTATCGCCCTGACATCTTCACGCAATACGAAGCCGATGAGCCAATCAACGCAGACGAATAAGTCGTGGCTCAACGAGTGGGAGGATGACCGTGACATCCTCCTCTCTTTTCTACTTTCGCAGGACGAACCTGCGGATACCAAACCCAAAAACCAAACAGAAACAACCAATGCGTAAGCATAAAGTCGTTCCCACTAAGACTCAAAACAAGTGGATGTCGGTCAACGAGCAGGTTCGCCTCGCTCTCAACAAGGATGCCGTCAAGGCAACCTCGGTAACTCAGCACAAGCCTGTGTCTGAGAAGTTCCTCGCAAACATCGAACGCCTCAAGTCGGGTGAGTTCGAAGCCAAGCGTAAGCAGGCTTTGGACGCATACTGGCAGGAGAAGCGTGAGAAGAAGGCGAAGTCCAAAGCGATGCGTGAGTATCACAAGCGATATCTGGAAGAGAACCAACTCGGTGCTTTCTCCACGCATATCCCGAAGGAACTCCTCACCGCCTTCCGCAACCACTGCGATAGCAACGGCATCACCTATGGTGAGGCTGTCGTTCTCGCTTTCGTTTCTTACCTGAAGAAACAGTAACCCAACCTTTCCAACGAGTGTGAAAGTCGCCCAACCTACTAGACGAGTAGCACTCTGCGGATTAACCAAACGCAACCAAACACCCAACAGAAACAACCGTTATGAAAATCCTGTTCTATAAGTTCCTCAGTCTCTTCGGCATCAACCGCCAGACTGACTTGCAGATGCTCCGCAACGCAATCGTGATGCAAAGGCGAGACTTCGAATGCCGTATCCAGTCTCTGGAAGGCGATGTTCGTAGGCTCTGCACGATGCTCGGTCACGACCAAGTCAGCGTCACCACTGACGCAACGCTCTTGAAGGAACACTTCCAGAGTGTCGTTCGTGACGCTGTCGAATCTGAGTTCGACTTCGATGCACTCGTCAGCGATGCGGTCAACGACTACGACTACTCCGATGTCATTGATAACGCCATCAATGATAAGGACTGGGATGATGTTCTTCGTGACAACATCGACTACGATAAAGTCGCAGAGAAGGTCGTAGAAGAAATCGATTGGTCTGATGTCATCAGCGACAACGACATCGTGACCACCAACGACATCGACCTCGATGATGTGATGCTTCAGTCGGAGCATATGTCCGATGACGATGTGATGACTCGTGCCGACCTCAGCGATGAAGTCTGTAGCGAACTCAAGCGTGACTGGTTCAAGCAGATGCTCAGCGAGCAGGTCGCAAGCATCTTCAAGGACACGCTCTACAAGGCACGAGAAACCGAACACGACAATGTCATCAACGCCATCGATGAGGAGATTGCCGTCGGCCTCGCCAAGGCAATCGAAGAACGGATGACGGAGAAGTTCGGTGCGATGTGGGACACTTGGTATGTCGAACACACTCGTCACTGCGTCAAAGTCATCCTCGGCGAATTCCTCGCCAGTGCCTACGAACAGACCAAGGGAGGAGAAGAATCCGCCCAGTAACCCAATTTGTGCGAAAAGCGTTCGAGCCTCATCAGGTTTTAGCGTCCTAGTAGCACAGAACCAACCAAACCCAAAAAAACACACATATGCTACACAGCATCCAGACAGTCGCTGACCTGTCTCTAATCCGTCAGCAGTACGAGCGTGAAGTCGAAAGGCATCACGCCAACAGCCCGAAGGTCACTTCGGGTTCTAACGCCCACAACTACTCCGTTCGCTCCGTTCCGCTTTACACTGCGGATGGTGTCCCTGCTAACTGCTGGGGCAATCAGCGTTGCGACAACGGTGTCATCATCGGCAAGACCAGCGACAAGTACGGAATCATCCAGAACGATGTGTTCGAACGAACCATCCGTGCTGGATTCGAATCGAACGGCCTCACGCCTTCGAACTTCCAGAGCGTCGTGACTCGTCGTGGTGCTCGCACCCATATGCAGTTCGACTTCGCTACTGAGCGTGCTGACATCACCCGCAAGGGTGATATCGTTGCGTTGCGTATCACCGCCAAGAACTCGTTTGACGGCACTAGCCGTTCTTCGATTTCTGTCGGTGCTCTTCGCCTCGTATGCACGAACGGTATGACTTCGTTCCGTGAGGATATGGCGTTCTCCGTTCGTCACACCTCCAATGTGAACTACGAGTTCGTCAACGATGTCGTGGTTCAGGCGATGACCGAATGGTCTACGCTTCGCACGGTGTGGAACAACCTCGCTCGCATCCCGCTGTCTCAACAGCAGGGTTGGAACGCAATCGAGAACCTCGTCAATCGTGGTTACCTTGGTGCTTCCGTTCGCAAGCGTGTCCACGAAGTGTGGTCTGTGCCTTCGTACAACGAAGACCGTGACCGCAACTTGTGGAATCTGTACAACGCTCACACGCAGGTGCTCACGCACGGCTTCAGCGAGCAGAAGTACGAGATGGTGAACCGCACTTCCTCGCAGGTGCTCCACGCATTGCATCACGCAACGCAGAACGAGCAGTCGTTCATCGAACTCATCACCGCACCTGACGAGGTGCGAGCCAACTGATAACACAGGGACGCATCATCGCAAGGTGGTGCGTCCCGCTTATCACTATGATTACGATTAACACCGTTGAGTTGACCAACGCACAGTTGGAAGCACTCATCAAGTTGGTAAACATCGGATGGACGCTCGACTACTCGACCATCACCAAACTGCCTCGTGAGCAGTGCATCACCATCGTTGTCAAAGGCCAGAACACTGGTGCGACTATGACGATGGGAATCGAAGCGGACGGCTACACTCACTCCTGATATGAGCCTGAACTTCGAATTCGCTGAGGGTATCGATAAGTCGCTTATCGAATACACAAACAAGGACGGTGAACTGCACTGGCTTCCTCGTGCTCAGTCGTTCGTCTACTACCAGATGGGTCTGCAACACGACCTCACTGGTGAGATGACGGATGACAAACTCATCGAGATTGCCAGACGCATTCATCTCCTCGACCTGTATCATCAGGGTGCTCACTACTGGGAGCGTGAAGGTGATAAGACCGTGGGATATCGCCACCAACTGCACGATGTGATTACTTATTGGGGTCTTACCACCAATGTTGCTCACCTATCTCGCACGAAGTGGGACGCATATTACCAGAAGCAGTTCATCAAGTTCACACGCAGTGGATACTTCCTCACCACCAAGGATGTGTTGACGAGGCTTCGCAACCGTAAGCCGTGGGATGAATCCGATGCCGACAGGAGTTGAAGTTGCCATCGTTGTTGCGTGGTTAGCAGTTGTTATCAACAAGTTGAGAAAATAACGCAAAACCCTCGTGTAAGTGAGGTTTCAGAGCGTACAAACCCGCTCTTTATCGAGGGCCACATCTTAATCGGTGTGGCTCTCTCAAATTTCCAGTCAGGGATGTGGTATACTAATGGTGTAGCAAGTACGGCACTGACGCACGGCTTGTTACCCGCACGAACCAACAACAAGTGCGGTGATAGAAACAACACAACAATGGAAAAGAAACTGAAACTGGTTCTCGTCTCTCTCATCAAAGCATCCGCTGAGATGAAGAAAGAAAAGTTCAGCATCACTTCGCTCGCGAACTGGTGCGACAAGGCGAAGGAGTTCGACACGCTCACCAAAGCGGTGGCGAAGGGTGCGAAGGTCGCACGCAAAGATGAAAGCGTGGCGTTGAAGAATCGCCTCGGCCTCGGAGTGCTGACGATCCCCCTGCCGAAGGTTAAGGCTCGTGCGGTGTTCAAGCAGGTGCGTGTCATCGCAACCGAACAGTCCAAGCGTGTTAAGAGTATCGACAAGAATTGGAAGCACATCGCCAAGCATCTCTCCAAGTAATGCCCGATGTTATTCTACTGCTCGTATTGCTTGCGTCATTACGGATTCTTAATGGCCGTTAATGTGTAAGTGATTCGTTCTGACACACGGCATCACAGAGAAGAACGCTCCCTGCCCCAACCCGGGGCGGGGGGCTTCAACTTCTCTTGTTTTCCCCTATTCCTCTACGCATTACGATACACACTATTTACTGCAAAAGTCTAGTGTAGGCTAGAGAAGGCAGGGGTTATTAGGGGGGACGGCCTGAACTTGTCAAGTTGCTTTGGTCGAAAGGACGCATTTTTTTATTTTTCAAGCACAAAAGGGGTCAAACTGGGGGGTGAAATGTATTTCCTAGGGGGGTGAAATGTATTTCCTAGGGGGGGTGCTATGGATTTCCTACATATAGAATAGAGGATAGAATAGAGGATAGATACAATAGGGTTGACAGAGAGGGATTCATATGAAATGTTGGGGTATGGACACGAAGGAGAGCGATTTGGTAGACAAGTACGGTATCAGCCGTGCTGAGTTCAAAGATATCCGTAAAACCATCAAACAGGATGGTGAACTGGGCCGTTTGTGGTACAGAGAGGACTCCAAGAAGCCCGAACATCTCCGAACGGTGTTCTGGACGGATGTTGGTCAATACTTCCTTGCCCATTACCTGCAATCGAAGGTCGAATTCATCCAACAGGAGGAACAATCGATTTCTGAGGTGATGACGAAGGCTCAGTTTGACAAATTAGTCAACAACACCAAGTGGGTAGGCAAAGTTACCCGCAATTCGTATGCAAACATCAATCTGGTGACCGTAGAACACGAAACTGGCTTCAAGGTCAATGTAACCTGCAAGGACAACAAGTTGTACTCCAAGCATTCCTATGTTCAGGTTGACACCAAGAACCAAAGGCACACCATTCGACTTCCTCAGTTCAAAAACTATGAAAAAGCAAAAGAAAGCCTCAAGCCCAAGCGATAACCTGAAACAGTCCCTTGGCATCCCCGCCTACAAGGAAACTAAACAGCACGAAGCCAAGGAACACAAGGGTGGCAAGGGTTGTTGCAAGAAGTGTGGTAAGTAATGGCTACCTACAAAGGCCGTAAGGTCACACTCAACAAACCGTTCAGAACCCCCAGTGGCCCGAAGAAGTCCGCTGTCTATGTTAAGGGTTCTGGTGGTAAGGCCAAGATTGTCAGATTCGGTGACCCGAAGATGTCCATCAAGAAGAGCAACCCCGCTCGCAGAAAGTCTTTCCGTGCTCGGCACAAGTGTGCTACCGCCAAGGACAAGTCCTCTGCCAGATACTGGAGTTGCAAGGCTTGGTAAAAAAATGAATTCGATGCGATGCTAACGCATCGCAGAGATAACGCCACTGTAACTCAATCGGCAGAGTACCTGTTTTGTAAACAGAAGGTTGTCGGTTCAACTCCGACCAGTGGCTCCACCTTAGTACCACCCCGCCCTCTTAACAATGGTTTCTCTGGGGTGGTCGTATTAACGCCAAACGGCTTTCGCTTTAATAGCCATAACCCTTATTAACGCCAATGAGCGAAGAAGAAGAATGGAGACCAGTGCCAATCAAGCAATTTGAGGGGCTGTACGACATTTCAAGCCACGGACGGCTCAGGGCTAGGGAGAAGGTGACAAGTGACGGCAGAAGGCTTCCTGAGCGGTTTGTGAAGCCTACGAAACTGAGGAATGGCTACCTCCAGTTCAAACTGCACAACAACAAGTTTAGGTTTAATGTAAATTCGCACAAGTTAGTTGCAATTACTTTTGGGCTGATATACTGGAACGAACATTCCTCTTCGGAGTTACAGATTAACCACAAGGATGGAAACAAGGAGAACAACTCTGTTTCTAACTTGGAAGCCTGTACGCCAAGCGAGAACCTACTCCACGCTTACAGAACAGGACTGAAAAAACCCTCTACAAGATATGGCTGACACACCCACAAAACCGTCCAACGGTTTCTCCGACATTGTAAACCAGTTCAACGAAGCCGAAAAGGCTAAGCCTAATTATGACTCTCAGGTTTATCGTGAGCCGTATGACATCGCTGGTTCTTTCAAAAAGTGGACAAAGGAAGGCTATCTTCCCGAAGTGCTTACTGGTGCGGGTGTAGTTGGTGGTGCTAGTATTCTTAATTCGAAGTACAGAAGCCTAGCCAAAGAAGAGTTTAAACTTTTGAAGAACGCCAAAAAGGCGGAGATTGATTTTGTCAAAAATGTCTCTGGTGGAACGGAACAGCCGTTTAAGGGAAAGACAATCGTAAGAGGTGTCACTCAGACCAATCCGTTTGAGAATGTTGCTGGTGACGCTCGTGCGGGACAGGGTGGTGCGGAATCTAGCAGAAGAAATACCATCGGTACACAGGCTAATCCTAAGAGCGGTCTGGCACAGATGAATAGCAAGGAGTTGAAGGAACTGGCTAAGTCTAATGCCAAGAACAGACTGTTCTCTTGGCTTCAGTATGTTCCTGACGAAATCGCACAGCAGAAAGTTCCTAGCCTTGAGGCTAATATCATTGATGACGCTACTGGTCGTATCAGACCTCTTGGCTTCACTCCTGAGATGTACGCCAGCGGTAACCAGAACTATGTAATGGCTAAGTCTCCTCAGTCGCTTCCCATTAGGGCTATCAACGAGTATATTCCCAGAACAGCCAAGGCTTTGTGGGGTATGGGTATGGGTGTGCTTAACCATCCTGTTGTTGGAAACACGCTCAAAGGTGCTGACGCTATTCTTACAGTGCCTGAAGCGATGAATGCGTATGAATCTGCATCGTCTGGTGCTAGTCGTTATGACGCTTCTATCAATCCTACCGTTTCTGGACTTATCGCTGGCAGTGAACCTGTAGCCAAGACAGCACTTAACTTCTACACAGGCTTTGCTCCAGCCCTTGGTAACTTTGGCATCAACCAAACGCTTGGTCGTATTGTTGCTGGTGCAACTGGAACGCCACAGTCTACAAGACCTGAGTTTGATATGCTTTCCTTCCCTTACTTTGTGAAGGGTGCTCCTACGCTCTTCAATCCTTACGGAGGCTATGGCCCTTGGAAGGATGTTGGACTCCAGAAGTCTAAGATGGTTGAAGGTATGGGTGGCGGAACTACAGTTCCTCTTCCGATGAAGGTTCTGTCTGACGGAAGTTCTGTCGTTGACTTTGGCATCTCTGGCCCTGATGGTCAAATCTACGGCCCTTGAGCGACATCAACCAATTCAAGCCGACTCCTCACCCAGTCATCAAGATGCCCGACATCAAGATGCTGGTGGAGCGTCTTGGGTTGGATAAGACGGCAGAAATTCTTGAACTCAGAGAGGACAAGATTCTTGCGGAGCAACTAGACCCTTATCGTCACGGCTTTGAGCCTGACCATTGGAAGGAAGCGGACAAACTGATTAAAGAAAAACAGGAACTGCTTGTCCTTGGCGGTAATCGTGCTGGTAAAACAGAGTGGATGGCTAAGAGAGTCATCCAGACATTGGTCAACAAGGAGAAGGCAATGGTCTGGTGTCTTCACACGACACAGAAATCCAGCATCCAGATGCAACAGAATGTCATCTGGAAGTATATGCCCCCTGAGTTGAAGAACCTCAAGAAGGGCAAGGTCACAAACATCGCTTACTCACAGAAGAACGGCTTCTCCGAAGAGTCGTTCATTCTGCCTAACGGCTCGCAGTGCGTGTTTATGAACTACGCCCAGAAGCGAGATGTCATCGAAGGTGGTGAGTGTGACCTTATTTGGTGCGATGAACTTGTGCCGATGGACTGGGTTGAGACGCTCAGATACCGATTGGTCACCCGCAGAGGTAAACTTGCCATCACATTTACGCCTGTGGCTGGTTATTCTCAGGTAGTTAAGGAGTTTGTGTCTGGTTGTACCTTCAAAAAGACGCTACCTGCTACAATTTTAGACCAAAATAATACATATGTGGGCGGTTGTCCTCGTGGACATATGCCTTTCGTGGCTGATTGCCATCGTGGCAACTCTTCGGTCATCTGGTTTCACTCTCAACTCAATCCTTACAATCCTTTTGACGAACTTGTGAAGACTCTGGAGGGCAAAAACCTCTATGAACGCAAGATTCGTGCCTACGGATGGGCTGATAACACGGTTGGTAACCAATTCCCACGGTTTGGAGACGGAAATATCATTCCGTTGTCTAAAGTTCCTGAAGAAGGAACTAACTATATGGTCACTGACCCCGCTGGAGCACGAAATTGGTTTATGATTTGGGCTAGAAAGTGTGAAGACGGTAACTTGTATGTCTACAGAGAGTGGCCTGACATCTCTTATGGTGAATGGGCGTTGCCTAACGAAAAGGCAGACGGTAAGGAGGGTATGGCTCAGCGTAACGGTGCTGGTATGGGTATTGATGACTACAAGAAGGTAATGAAGACTTTAGAGGGGAACGAGGAGATACTAGAACGCTATATCGACCCTCGTGCAGGTGCAACACAAGCAATCGGAAGAGATGGTGGCACATCCGTCATCGAACTGCTAGATGGGGGTGAAGAACCGATGTATTTTGCACCTGCGGCTGGTGTTTCCATCGAGCAAGGCGTTGCAATGATTAATGACTTGTTGTCATATGACATTAATCAACCGCTATCTCCGCTCAACCAGCCAAAACTTTTCGTCACTGAAAATTGCAAAAACCTTATCTACTGTCTAAAAGAATGGACAGGAGCAGACGGAGACAAGGGGGCTACTAAAGACCCCATCGATTGCCTTCGTTATTTGGTTGTAATGCAACCAGAACACTTTAACCCAAATTCAGTGCCAGAAAATAGACCCTTCTCTTACTAATGGAAAACTTCGACAATAACAAGGAAACGCAAGACCCTCTTTTGTACGGTGGCGAAAAGCCTAACATCCCAGAACTCACTGCGGAACTGAATCGCTCGTACCTGTTTGGTGCTAACAACACCGAACTGACGGACAACGATGACCTTCGTTTTTGCCGATGGAACGGTCAGACTCCTGACGGTAAGAAGTTCTCCCACAACAGAGACGAGGATGACCCCGCTCTTCCGTTCGAAGGTGCGTCTGATGCTAGAGTCCGACTCATCGACAGAGTCATCAACGAACAGGTGGCTTTGTGGATGAACGCACTCAAGGGTGCTAAACTTGGCGTTTCTGGCAGAACAATCGATGACGGTAGACACGCTGGTGCTATGTCTACACTCCTTGAGTATGTTGCTTCTGGTAGAATGAAGCAAGAGATGAGGCGTGAGGCTGAACTGTACGCACAGTACGGAAATCAGTACGGTTGGACGATGATGCACATCGGCTGGGAGCAGGAGATGGGTACTCGTGAACAGCGGTTCACAATCTCCGATATGGTGAATATGGCATCGGAAATGGCACAGGGTAACCCCGATGCTCCGATTGCCTCGCTTCCTTCTCTTATCATCGACCCTGCTAAGGATGAAATGTCCATCGCTCTTGTCGCTCCGCTTCTCCCCCAATTTTCGGAAAAAGAACTTAGACGGATGCTGAAGGAACTTAGAGAGCGTGGTTATGCCACGGTCTACGAAGAAGTTTTAATGAAAAACCTCCCTGTCATCACTACGCTTAAGCCGTATGATGAAGTGTCGTTCCCGCCTGAGACCATCGACATCCAGAAGGCCAGAGTTATTTTCAAAAAGGTCTTTATGACCGAACTGGAAGTCCGTGCTATGATTAAGACGGACGAGTGGGACGAGGAAGGTGTTGAAGAGGCTGTTAAGACGAAGGGTATGTTCACTTGGTACAGAGACCCGAACATCGTCCCGACCAACAGTCTGAATCAGGACTACAGACTTAGAAGCAACAATCTCATCGAGGTTGTGTACGCTTATTACAAGCAGTTGAGCGAAGACAACACGCCTTGTGTATACTACACCGTGTTCAGTCCGAACGCTTCGACTGAGACATATTTGAAGCACAGCAAACTTGGGTATGCCCACGGTAAATATCCGTTTGTGGTGCTTCGCAGGGAGTACATCAGAAAGGCTGTCTATGAGAGTCGTGGTATCACGGACATCCTTTCTACCGACCAAGCCGAACTGAAGGCTCAGCACGATGCTATGCGTGACCGCACTGCGTTCGAAACTGTCCCACCCCTAATGTACAAAAGGCGAGTTGGTGGTACTGGTCGTATCGGGCCAGCGATGTTACTCCCTGTTTCAGATGTCAACGGAGACTTCAAGTGGATGGAACCGCCCAGAGGCACTCCTACCATTGCGGAGTTCGTGGTTCAGCAGGTCGAAAAGAACGCCTCTGGCTACTTCGGCCTCACAAGAGAAGACTCTCCTCCCGCTCTCGCCCAGATGCTCCAGCAGAATTCTGTGGACAACTGGCTTACGGCTTGGTCTGAGATTTACACCCAGATGCTCCAACTCTCGCTCCAGTATATGGATGTCGTTGAAATTGAGCGTATCTGTGGCGTTCCGATTCCTAGAGTCGTTGACGATATCACCAACCAGTTCGACTTTGAAGTGAAGTTCGATGTCAGAAACCTGTACAGCGACCTTGTGCTGGAGAAACTTCAGGCCATCAACCAGTATGTCCTCCCGCAGGATACTGGTGGTGTCATCGATAAGAACGCCCTTGTTAAACTGTCTATCGAGGCCATCAGCCCTGATACGGCTAAGGCTATCGTTACCGACCAAGCCTCTGCCAGCCAGCGTATGTATAAGGATGTTCAGACCGAAATCGGTATGATGATGCTTGGCAACGAGGCTACCTATGTGGAAAACGACCCCACGGCTCAAACCAAGATGCAGTTCCTTCAGGACATCCTTTCGAAGAACCCGAAGGCTCAACAGGCTCAGGGTCAAGACCCAGTGTTCAATGCTCTCCTGCAAAATTATGTCAAAAACCTCCAGATGTCTGTGATGCAACAGCAGAACAAGCAGATTGGTAGAATTGGTGTAACCCCTGTTTCGGATAAGATGAAACAGGAAGGAGTCCCTGAAATGCCCTCCAATGAAGGATACTGATTACGATATTAATACATTCGCCTTCCCAGAGCGTAACGCTGTGTGGGAGCATATTATGTATATTGTTGACCTAAACATCAAGGCTGAGGTCGAACAGGCCGTCTCCTCTCAACTTCTTGGAGAAAGCAGGGTTCACCAGTGTGGTAGAGCGTCTGCTATGCAGGATTTTAAGAATCTGCTACTTGAAGAACGGAAGAAGGCCAGAGCCAACGCTGGTCTTACTCCAGAATAAATTTACATCGGCTTGACACTTGTAAAAAAAGTGTTAACGCTGAAGTCACGGTTTCTGAGTGTCCGTCAAACTCTGTCACAAAAACAAAGGCACTTTAGACCTTCTTCTAATGGAAAACGATAATACAAATGGAGCAGAGAACGAATCCATCGCTAACAGCGAAACCAGTTCTCAGGAAAGCAACTTTCCTAGTCAGGCTGAAATTCAGTCGAAACTAAAAAATATCCTGTGGGATGACGATGTTGCCGAACCACAGGCGGAAGAGGGCGAATACGATAGTAATCAGCCCGAAGACCAGCAGACGGAAGGTGAGTCGGAAACGGACACCAACACCGACACTGATGGCGAAGAGGTTCATTCAAAGTCCGAGGAAGAAAACGAAGAAGTTTCTCGTGGAGTGCAGAAGCGTATCGATAAGTTGACAGCGAAGCGAAAAGAGGCGGAAGCCGAAATCGACAAGTTGAAGGCAGAAGTCGAAAGCCTGAAGCAAGCCACGACCAGTCCTAGAGAAGTTGATAGCACTGCTGACATTCATTCCAATCTTAACTCCATCGCAGAAATCGAGGCAGAGATTGCCCAAGCGAGAAAAGTTAGAAACTGGGCTGAAGAGAATGCAGATGGCATCACCGTCACTAACGACAAGGGCGAAGAACAGTACTATGACCCTGCCACAATGAGGCAGATTAAGGTTAACGCAATGAGAGCACTTGAAGAAGGTCTCCCCCAGCGTTACCAGTACATTCAAGCCAGAGACCAAATCGAACAGATTGCATCAAAGGAATATCCGTGGTGGAAGGACAAGACGAGCAAGGAGCATCAAATTGCTAACCAGTTCCTCAATACCTTCCCTGCCATTAAGAAGTTCCCTGATTACAAGATGGTTATTGGTGACTACATCCGTGGAGTCAAAGCGAGAGAGACGGCAAGCAGAGGTCAAAAGCCTGTCGTCAAAGCACCAGTTCAGCCTCGTTCCAGTGGTATTGCCCCGACTGTCAAGAAAGAGGAGGTTCGCAGTCAGAACGCATACGCCAAGTTCTCCAAGACAGGAAGAACTGAAGACCTAGCAGACATTATTAAGAACAAGTTCCTCGACTAATCCTATACTACTATGGCAAGTCTCACAGAAAGAAATATCGTTTCGGGTAAGCGTGAAGCCCTCGCTGACATCATCTCGATGGTTGATGCGAAGTCCACTCCGTTCACCTCGATGGCCCCCAAGGTTGCTAAACCCGGCAACACCCTGTTCCGCTGGCAGGTCGATTCCCTCCCCTCCGTCACCGCTGACCAAGCGGGTGTCGTGGATGGTACGGATGTTGACCCGAACGGTGCTCAGATTAAGAACTTCGTTAAGGACGGCTCTACCCAGTACCGCTACGAACTCTCCAACCACATCCAGATTTTCAGAGAATCGACTCGTGTGTCCCCGCTGACTATCGACATCGCTGTCACTGCTGGCGTTAAGAACGAACTGGCTAACAATGTGTCGAAGGCCACCGAAACGCTGAAGCGTAAGATGGAAAGAACTCTCTGTTCTGCCAATCTTCCGAAGGCTGATGACGGTGCTTCTCAGGGTTACGCCTCTCGTGGCCTCGACTCTTGGATTAAGAACGACTTCACAGGCGATACCTACCTCGCTGTCCCGACTTCGTTCCGCACTCCGTCCACAAGCATCTCGACTGTCGGCACTGCTAACCTCGACGAACAGGTTGTCCAGAATGTTCTGGCTTCCGTCTTCGAACAGCAGGGTAAGCCTCAGGAGTTCGATGGCCTTGTCGGCTACAAGTTGAAGCAGGCTTTCACAGCCCTCACTTACACGACAAGACAGACTGGCACTGCCCCCGCTTCCGTCATCCGCACCCTCAACAGAGAGTCGGAACAGAGCGTCTACAAGTCCAGCATCGATGTCTTCGAAGGTGACTTCGGCTCTATCCGCCTCCACACATCCCTGTTCCTTAAGAACAACTTCTGCGGTTACCTCCTGAACCTCGACCTCGTGGGCGTTGGTTACGGTGGCAACATCGCTCAGGTCAAGGAACTTCAGGATAACGGTGGTGGCCCTGCCCGAATGGTCGAAGCGATTGCTACCTGCATCGTGAAGAACCCGCTCGGTCTGGCGAAGTTCGACTTCACGGCCTAACCTGTAATGGCTGACGCATTCGTCCAGTCGCTGGTTGAGATTATCCCCGCCCATCTCCACAAAGAGATGGAAAGGGAACTCATCAACGGCTGGCGGATGCGTGAGTCTGTTGCAAGAGCGGAGGCCAAGCAGATTGCCCATCACGGACATACCCACGAGGCCAACGACATCGCAGGTTTCGGCAGAAAGGTCGCAAGCATCCCTGCCGATGCCTATCACTATTGGGGACAGCGACTAGGGTACGAATGCTGGAAGGATAAGCAGTTTATGCGTGAATTCCTTCGAGATAATCCCGAACTCGCTGTCCGCAATTATTGTAAGAAGACGGTTGTTCAAGGTGCTGTTTTCACAGCAGACGGTTTTAAAGTCTAATGCGTACCGCAGACTTCTCTCAAATCCTGTTCGAATCTCTGCAATACAGCGGTAACGACAGGTACAACATCAATGACGAGACCTTTGGTCAGTTCAGGGACTTCGCCAACGCAAGACTGCGTGAGGCGTGGGAGTCCAATGAATGGCCTGACCTGTGTCGAATCGCTCAGTTCACTACAACGACTGACGCTAACGGTGTTGTCTCCTTTTCTCTGGCTTCGGATGCCTCCGAAGTCCTTGGTGTCTTCACCAAGAACCCTCAGGTCACCACAAGACTTCAGGAAATCGGCTACGAACTGTATGACGATGGCACTAACGCCAAGGTCATCCTACAAAACTCACTGGTAAGCGATGGATGGTATCATTATAGAACAAAGTGTCCTTCTTTGGTCGGTGACATCTACAGCCCTTCAGTCGTATATTTCCAAGGTGCTCAGGTCTACTTTGATTCTGGCTCTGGAACAGGCACATATCTCCCAGTTTCTGGGAAGCCACATAGTGGTAATTTTTACACCTGTGTTGTAAACTCCACTGTCGCTGGAAATAGTCCTACAACTCACCCTGCCAGTTGGCAGAAGGTGAATATCCCTTACATTTTTGCACATTACCTGTCTTGGGGAAGTGCGGCTAATTGGTTCGCTTCTGAAAACCTCATCAACGAAGCGGGAGTCATCGAGGCTAAGGCCAATGAAAGACTTGCCGTTGAGGTGGACAAGGTTGCAAGACAGCAAAACCAAACATCTAAAATCAGATTCATTAATCCCTACTCCTAATGTCGCTATCCTACACAGCCTTCTCTACTCCCGCCCTGCGGAAGATGTCCCACTCGGACATCACTATGACCACATCGTTTGCTTCGGTGCTTGGCCCTAGAGTTCTTCCTGAGCGTAGAGTCATCGTAGCCATCCAGAACAAGTCTTCTACGGCTACTCTTGAAGTCATCTTTGACACGACTGGCTCTGCTGGTCTTTTCATTCCCCCGAACCAGACCATCTCCGTTGAGAATTACAACGGCACGGTTCTTCTTCGTTCGGACACTGCTGGCTCTATTGCCCATCTTGCTGTAGGCTCTGTCTAATGTTCGGTGGACTATTCAGTCTAATCGGCCTTTCTTGGGGTAACGGAGGTATGTCCGTTGACGGCCCTAGTGAGCCTCCGTCTCTTCCAGAGGCTGGTACTATCCTGAACACCTTTACTGGCATTGAGTATCCTACTGACAATGGCGGTAGCAGTTTCTATCTTTCAGAAGTTGGATTTGTTCCTAATCAAATTTGTAGCGTTTACCTAAAGGCAGATGGAGTTGGTGGTAGTTATTATGACTGGGCTAATGTTTTTGATGTTTCATATAAGCCATCTGGTCAGTCGTTTTATTCTGGTAGCGGAACTTCGTATGTGACTATTAACGGAACAGATTATTCTAGCGGTTCGTACAGTTACGAATACTTCCACGATGGTTCTGGTTCGTATTATACTTCTGGAAGCAGTTCTTACTCTCCTTACGGAGATTACATCACCTCTGACAATAACTCTGGAAGCAGTTCTATCTCTACCCCAGTAGGCTCGTTTACATACGAGAATTGGTCTGGGAACTCCTACTACCACGATGGGTCTGGTAGTTACTACTCAAATAGAGATGGGTACTCTCAAGCGACTGATGGGACATTTATCGGAACAGATTCTACTGGTGGTTCAAGCCAGACAGAAGTTCCTAGCGGTAGCGGTAACTACTTCACTTATGGCAGTTGGTCTTCCATTGACTACTACTACCAACTCAGCGGAAATACTTATAGTTACTACTATCAGGGTGTAATGTCTGCAAACTACGGAGACTACATTACCAATGATGGCACTTACAGTTACTATTGGGATGGCACAGGCGGTTACTACTACTACTAAACTTTATGGCTACTGAAACAAAAATTCCCAACGGCTGGACAGCCTTTGTTAAAGACACCAAGGCTCTTGGATACCGTGAGTTTGTTGGTGGTGGCAAGTACTTTGGCACTCTGACCCTCATCACAAAGCCCACCGAAGCCGAACTCAAAACTGAACTCGAAAGACTCAAAATTTCCCTACCTAAATGATTACACTCATCCTCGCTACGGTCACCTTCCTTGGTGGCGTTTATGTCGGCACACGCTGGTCTGAAAAGATTAAGTCTGTCTACGAGTCTATCGTCACGAAGTAATGCCCAGTGAAGTTGTCAGAGACGGAGACCTAGGATTTGTCGGGCTTAACAGCCGTGACAATCCTTCTGCATTGCCTAAAGGCGTTGTGTCTCAGTCTCAGAACTTCAGGCTGGATAGAGGTGTAGCCACCGTCAGAAAGGGGCTACAGCGTAAGACATCCATTGCCCTTGTCGGGCAACAGGTCTACGGAAGTGGCTCGTACATCAACGGTACAGGTCAGGAGATTTTTATAGTAGTAGTTACTGACGGTCTCTACTCTTATAATCCGCAAACAGAGATTTTGTCTGCCAAGGTTAACTTCCCTGTTGGAGAAACTATCACCACACAGGACGGTTGTGATGTGATTCAAGCCGTAGACAAGGTGTATATCTCCAGAGGGTTCTCTAAGAGACCTCTGGTGTGGGATATGATTACAAGCGTTACAGCGTTGGCTACAAGTGGCACTGGTGTAGAGTTTCCTAACTGTTCATCGGTTATGTACTACGCCAATAGACTTGTTGCTATCGGCAAGCATCACGGTGAAACAAACACGGCTAGAAACCGTGACACAGTTTCAGTAAGCAATTATTTAGAGCCTAACCACTGGGACGCTCTTGATGCGTTCACATTCAACGAAGGTGGCAACGATGAGGTTGTTTCTGTCGCTCCTTGGACTCTTAACGAGTTCTTGGTTTTGATGCGTAATAGCATCTTTTATGTGAATATTGGTCTTGGCAGGTACGGAGAAAGCGACCCTCTTGGTGCAACATCGTTCATTAAGACGCTTGTTACGGACATTGGTTGCTCCGCCAAGAAAAGCGTTGTTCAGGCTAACGGTGGAGTAATCTTTCTCTCTGACAACGGTGTCTACTTCCTTACCCCTCAGGCCGTAGGCTCTAACGAGTCCGTTAGACTTCTTACTGTTGCTGACCCGATGTCTTCTCCGATTGACGATGTCATCCAGAGAATCAACAGACAGTATGTACATAGAGCCGTGGCTACATACTGGAATAACAGGTACTACCTTGCCGTTCCTTTGGACAACTCTCAGGACAATAACGCCATCTTGGTCTACAACTTCATCCTTAAGGCGTGGGAGTCTGTTGACACTTACCCTGCTGGTTTTGATGTGCTTTCTTTCCTCGTAGGTAAGAAGGACAACCAGCGTAGGCTCTATGCTATGGATGGAGACCAAGGCTTCTTCCTGATGGAGCAACTGAACTGGGATGAATATGGCCCTAGCACAGGAACGCCTATCCTTCCGTTCTTTATTCCTACAACGCTTAGTCCTTCTGCCTTTACTCCTAACCAGATTAACGGAATCCTTAAAACAAGAAGGTACACATTTGACAGCATTGGCGACAAGCGGTTCAGCACATCAGAAGTAGAAATGGTCTGTGATGCTGGGAGTCAGGTTGAAACAACCATCGAGGTGTACAACCCAGATGTTGTTAGCGTCACAGATAAATTTGGAGTGGCTGTCACTGAAGACTCTGCAAGGCGTGTTCCTATCCGAAAGATTGGCACAGGAATTCAACTCAAGTTTACTACTACAAATCTTAGACCTTCTATCAGGTCTGCGTACATCTACGCTATTAACCAGTTTAAGAATAATCAAAGCAAAAAATAACTATGGCACAAATTCAAAAAGGTGACACCTTCACAAACGGTCAACAGGTTGACGCTACACGACTCAACCAACTCGTAGACTCTTCAGTCCTACTTGTAGGTGCTATCGTTGAACAGCCTAACATTACTCCTAACACACTAGAAGCCACAGATAGCACTCTTGTTAATGATGGAGGTGTCCTCAAGGAAGCCACGATTGGAGACATTTTGAATTCTAACCTTCCTGTCAGAACTTCGTCTATTACTGGTGGTGTTGGTACGGATATTGTAATTACTCCTAATGTCGGCAATAAGGTTGATGTTGCTGGCAACGCTGAAGTTGATGACCTTACAGTTACAGATGACCTAACCGTTGGCGGTGACGCTGGCGTGACTGGAAATCTTTCTGTCACAGGAACTTCTATTCTAAATGGAAATGTGACTGCTAATGGAAATGTAAGCGTCTCTGGCAGTTTGTCTTCTGGTGGCATTCCAGTCCAGAAACAGGTAGGTCTTGCGTTCCTAACAAGAGAACTTACAGCAGGACAACAGTATTTCCTTACTCCCGCTGGAACTTGGAATGACCTTCCTTATAATACGCTGATTCAAGTTGGTTCGTTTGTTGTAAATGCATCTGCGTTTACCAATGTTCTTTCTAGTGCTGGTTCTAGTGTTATTACCCTTCCTGTCGGCACTTATATGCTTGATGCTGAGTTGTCTATTCAGTCTCAGGGTGGTGGTGCTGAAATGACACTAAGAATTTTCAATCAAACTGCTTCTACTGTTATTAAGAACGGAAGACAAACCACTTGTAATTCTTATGTAAACTCTAGGTCTATGGTTTCTGCATTGTTTACATTAACTGTTGAAACACAGATTAAAGTTCAGTACTTTTGTAATCAAGTTGCCTATACCAATTATCCTAACAACCAGATTGGTGCTCCAGCCCCTACCCCAAGTGAAGTAGTGTTTACAGCCAAGATTATGAGGCTTGTTTAATGTTACTGTCTAATGTCGTTAGTTTTATAAAAGAAAACCGACATAAAGGCAGAAGAGAGGCGTTTGGGTTTGAGGGAGATACCCTTAAGATGTACCTGACTTGGGCTTTCTCTTTTGAATATCTGTTTCTGGTTTTTGATAACAATGAAATTGTAGGCGTTGGAGTTGCTTACCCGCTAAAAAGGCCTTTTAATGGAGACAAGTTTACGCTGTTTGTGTTCAACGACATCGTACCAAAGACAGAAGAGCATAAGCACGAACTGTGTATTATGGACTGGGTAGCGACTACGGACGAAGCCAGAAATACGCTTGTAAAAAACTTCAAGAAACGATACCCAAACTGGGAGAACCAAAAGAAATGGGGACTTCAGTTTGAAGAAGTAAAAGAAATCTCAAATAAATACATCAACCTTCTAAACAAAATTTCCTAATGGGTTCTAAAGTCAAAACACCACCCCCCAGAGACCCTTACACAGAGATGAAGGGTGCGATGGACGCACAGTACAGGCTCGCCCCTGACATCATTGCCAAGGAGCGTGAGTTAGTTCCTCAACTCCAGCAACTCCAACTGGAGCAACTGAAGGCTCAGGCTGGTAATCTTCAGTCGTTCTATGGTAGCGTTATGGGTGACAGTGCCAACCTGCTGAAGCAGTACGGCTCTACCTTTACTGACGCTCTTTCTCCTATCGCAAGAGGTGCTCGTAGCACATACGAGCAGTCCCTTGGTGGCGGTGAGCGTATTCAGAACCTGTTGCGTGGTCAGGCTGAGTCCGACCTTTCGTTTGGTATGGGTCTTACTCCTGAGATGGAGCGTGAGGCCACACAGAGAGCCAGAGCAGGTATGGGTGCTCGTGGCCTTATGAACACAAACCTTGGTGTTGGTGCTGAAATCCTTGGGGGCTACAAGATGGGTATGGACAGACAGGATAGAGCCAGAACATTCGCTGGACAGGTGCTTAACAACGATGTCACGATGGCTGGAAATGCGTACACTCAGTACGGCTCTCCGCTTGTTTCTAGCGGTCTTCAGGGCTTTAGTCCTACTGGTCTGGCTCAGAGTTCTATGACGAGTATGCAGAACCTTGGCCCGACATACCTTCAGCCTGAATCTCAGTTCTACTCTAACATTATGGCTGGTAACCAGAATATGCAGTTGCAGGCCGCTATTGCCAACGCACAGGCCAAGAACTCTATGATTACTGGTGCTATGTCGATGTTCGGTAACATCGGTCAGGGAGCATTTAAAGTATCGTAAACACAATGGCTTCTCCATTCCAAAAGTATCAGAGCGAGCAGGTTCAACAGATTAACATCCTGCCTTATACACAGGCGATGGCTGACCAGACGCAGAAGGCGATGGCTGGCCTTGGTGCGAACATTGGTGAATCTATCAAGAAGTACCAGCAGTCGAAGGAAGAGCGTGAGCAGATGGCTCAGGTGGCTGGTGGAGTGATTGGTGAGTATATGGAGACGGTGATGGATGCGGAGTCTCAGGACGATGTCACAAGACTTAAGGAGACCGCCCCTGCACACATCAAAGACCTGTATAAGAAGGCTGAAAAGCAGGGCAATGGAGACTGGGTTGCTGGCCTTGGTGGTCTGGCTAACACTGACTTTAAGGCTTGGGCTACGCTTCAGACTAAGTATGAAAGCGATGAAAAAATCCGCTATCAAAAGCAGACTGACGCTGAAAAACTGAAGATTGACCAGTATAACGCTGACACGGCTAGAAAAAACGCTGAGGCAAACCTTAGGCAAATCAAGATTGCTGAGGCAAACCAGAGACAAAAGGAAGCGGAAGTTGAAGAGGCTAAGCGTAATGCCAGCCTGATTCGTGACATCCAGAATGTAGATACTCCTGCAAGCCAGACCATCGTAGACATCAAGAGCAGGGTTGAACCTACTGGAGACCTGTTTGACATCAACGGTGAAGTCATCGCAAGCAATGTTGAAGTTCGTGACCTAGAGGCAGACCTTGGCGTTAAGATTGTCCCTGAGACTGATGTGCCTAAACTGCTTAAGGAGCAGGAGGCGTTCCCTGCTATTGCCACAGGAAGATGGCTGGCTGGCAGTGACAAGTTTGATGTAAACGCAGACTTCTCTACCGCTAGAAAGCAAGACCCTATGGCTACGGATTCGTTCATCCGTAGAACATTCAAGCAAGCGTCTATGGTAGACCCTAGCCTGAAGGACAACAAGGGTGTCACAAGGTTCTTCCAGCGTGGTAGTTTTGACAGCCCCCTCATTGACGATGAGGCTCTAAAGACCAGTGCCTACCAACTGGCACAGAAACTTGCTACAAGCCCAGATATGCAGTCTTGGGCTAAGACCAACAAAGTGCCTCTCGTTCCTCCTAACGCTATGGTTAGAAGGGCTTATGTTAAGGTTACTGGTCAGGATGTAAGAGAAGAGAGAACTCTCCGTCAGGTAGACATTCACCCTGAACAGCAGGAGCGTAATCGTTTTGAGTCGTTCAGAGCCAGTTACGAGCGTGGCGGAAAACAGAAACTTCCGTGGTCGTGGGAGATGTACAGAGCCTTGAACTCCCAGAGATTCTTCCCTCGTACTTATGCACCCGATGGTACTCCCCTGCTAACCATTGGTAACAAGGTTATCCCTGAGTCGCAGGTTGGCACATTTGGTAGCGAAGGCCCACCCGCTGGAAGAGAAGCACCCCTTGAAGAAGTTCAGGCCAACAACTGGCTTGGTCAGTTTAACAAGCCTGTAAAGGTTGGTAACGAGGTGTGGCAGTTCAACGGTGGTGTCAGACAGTGGAAGGGCAACTTCAACCTGTCCTTTAAGACTCTGGAAACAGGTATGCAGGATATGCTTAGAATCAACGACATTGCCGACAAGATGATTACTATGCAGAAGACTGCTAACGGCTTCACAAAGGTTCTTAGTCCGAGTTGGCAGAAGGATTACGACAACCTTAACCGTCAGGCTCAGACCTATCGTAGATACTTCATCGCCACAGGTCAGGAAACAGAACCTGATAATGCACGACTTGCAGACATCCTTGCCGACAGAGAATTGTTCGATGCTCTCGACCCTGAGAGAAAGATTCGTGTCATCGAAGCGTTTAAGGAAATCGTTGCGTCTAAGGTCAGAGGAACATTCCAGTCTGGTGGTGGTATCGTGAAGTCCGCCCCGACAACAAAGACTGATATTAAGGCACTTGCCAACGAGGCTGGTGGTCGCACATTTGAAGAACTTCAAAAGAAGTACGGTGAACCTAAGAAATAATGTCTAACGAACTTACTTACTCCAATGAACAGGAACTTCAGGCTCTCGCTAAAAAGCACGGCCTGATTATCCCTGCTACCAAGCAGGTTGAGAATCCTGAACAACCTCTAGAAGATGTCATTCCTACGGAGGAGGAACAGTTAGCACAGTTGACGGCAGATGAGCGTGGAGCACTGGTAGCCGAGAAGATTGCTCGCTTTGCCCCTCACGGCTATAAGCCCACATTCCAAGAGGCGATGGACTATCGCCCTTACATTAAGAAACAGGAAACCAATGCTTGGACTTCTATTGGCACTGCGATGATGCAGACCGCTGAAGACCTTGGAGTTGGTGCGTATGAACTGGCTGGAGACGCTGTAACGCTCAAAGTTCCTAAGGTTGTTGGCTCTGTCATCGAAGGGGCCGCAGTTGGCACTAAGAGTTGGATGTATATGTATGAAGAGGCTCAGTACAACGAGGACTCCTTCCTGCATAAACTGTTGTTTGACACGAACAGAAGTGACGAAGAGTACTACTTCAACCTGCTTAAGGCTCTTGAAGCCAGACAGGCTATGGAGAAAGACCAGAAGGAAGGCGTGTTGCTTCCTCGTGAGATTGAAATCGGTGGCACTAAACTAGACCTGTGGAATCCTGCCGTCGTGCAGGGTATCTCGTATGTTGCAGACCCTTCTTGGGTTGCTCCTAACCTTGGTATTGAATCTACGATTGCTAAGGGACTTCGTAGTGCCAGCACTGCCATCAATATCGCAGACCACCTTACACAGGCTGGTATGTGGGCTTCTAAAAAGGCTGAAATTGGTGCTGGTAAGTTCGCTGAAGGTGCTTCGAAGGTGTCAAACACAATCGTTGCGGTTGAAGATGACCTCCTTAGACGCATCAAGGAAACCGTTGGTGTTGATGCGTTCATCGGCAGGGCTGGTGAAGTCGTTGACAAGAACGACCTTGGTCGTGGTGCTATGTATTCTGCTGGCCTCAACAATGTCAAAATCCCTGCTTGGGGTTTCACGACACTGACTTGGGGTGTAACCAAGATTGCTGAGGTCGGTGCTAGAACCGTTGAACTTGGTGCTAAACTTTCAAGCGAAGCCCCGAAGTTTGGTGGTATGAGACTGTCCGAGCGTATGGCTATGGAGTCCACCAACCCTACGGTTCGTGCTCTGTCGGGTACTTGGGCTAAGACAGGCTCTCCTTTGGTCGAGTGGGCTGGTAACTCGCTGAACACATCGTTGCACTCTGGTATGTACGGTGGTGCGTTCGGCTTTATGTTCGGTGGAGAAGAAGGCTTCTACAACGGCATCGGTTCTGGCTTTGTCATCGGTGGTGCGTTCCACCAGATTGGTGCGATGCACAATGCTGTCTCTGGTGGCGATGCTCCTAGAGATGTGCAGAAGAATTTCCTGTGGGCTACCAGCCACTACGACTACCACAATCAGGAAGGCACATTCAGACTGCTGGAGAATGTAGCCAAGGAAGGCGGAGACGAAGCAAGACTGTCCGTTATGGCGGATATCGCTGCATCTGAACGACTTCAGCGTGATGTTAAGCGTCTCATCCTTACGGAAGACAAGATTCGTAAGATGATGACGGACGAAGAGTGGAATGCCTACGAGCGTGAGATGCTCAACCACTCTGACGAGTGGGGTGGCGTTGCGTTCAGACAGTCCCTCAACGGTCAGAAGGTTACCATCATCAACGCTGACCGAGCCACAAAGTCTGCGGTCAAGGAAGAACTGTTCCACACCCTTATGATGGACGAGCGTTACGGTGCTTCGTTCCACCGTGAGGCTATCCACTCCCTTATCGGTACAGAAGACGACAAGGGTGCTCTGTATAGAATGCCTAAGAACGATGCGGTCAGACTGCTTGAGTCGTTCAAGGATGCCTACCTCAGCCTTGAAAGCGATGTCACAGCCAAGGTCGGTGGTGACGAGAACTACATCGGCTCTGTCCGACAGGAGTGGGAAAGCGTCATCGATAACTTCAAGAACGATGTTCCTGACGGCAAACTGTCCAAGTTGTACGA